TTAAAAATCTAGCGTTATCGACATGCCGTCTTTTGTAACAATAATTTCTTTTATGATATTTTTGACAATTTTTGAAGCATCTTCGTAGCTTAATTTTTCAACATCGAAGTCCTTTAGTAGCCGTGTTAGCTTTCTCTTTCGGATGCTCAGAACATTCGATTTTTGATTTTCAAGCTGTTCTTCCAGGAACTGCCTTTCCGTCTTAATTTTAGCATTCTTCTCATCCAGCTCTTTCCGAGTGATGATTTCATCCAGATACAATTCTGTTAGTTTTGAGACTTGCTTATTTATCCGTTCGAGTTGTTTCTTTATCTCCTCGACCTTGATAGTCTCTTCTTTCTTAGCGAGTGTCTCATTTTTATATTTTGGATCAAATTTAATTCTTTCAAGTTCCTTGATTACATCCCTTTCAAGTTCCTCTTTAGAATACCACCCTGATTCGCATCTTTTTTCTAAATCTTTGCTGTGTCGATTTCTGCATTGGTATTTATGATGAGAGATTCCATTCTTGTCTTTTCTTGTACATCTCAGACCAAGTGATGCACCACAATATCCACATTTCATCAATCCTGATAGCATATATTTTGCTCTAAAAGGTCTCGGATTATTGTATTTTTCAAACGCTGAAATCTGTCTTTTCTCGACTTCTAACTGCACTAAATCGAATAACTCTTGGCTGATTATAGCTTCATGTTGCCCCTCGTACACGTTCCCTTTATATTTAGATTTCCCAAGATATGTTTCGTTTTTGAGTAAGTATTTGGTGATAGTTTCGCCCCAAGGCCGTTTTCTTCCAACGTGGCCTTCAGCATTCAAGTCTCTGATAATCTTGACTACTGACTTACCGTTCAAGTATTCTGTGAATATACGGTTGACAATGAGAGCTTGAGTTGGGTTGACTGATAAGATACCAGTTTCTTTTGAGTAATCATAGCCAAACGGAATCGTAGTCCAAGACATAGATTTCCCGTTCTTTGCCCGACCTTCTTTTCCCAACATCATGCGTTCCTTGATTTGCTCGCGTTCAAGTTGGGCAAATACCGAAAGCATACCAATTGAAGCTTTGCCGAAAGGGGTAGAAGTGTCAAAGTTCTCTTGCAAGCTGATAAACGCTACGTCGTTTTTAGCAAACACATCCTCAATCAGAAACAGAGTATCTTTTTGACTACGACTTAGACGATCTAACTTATAGACAAGTACGATATCAATTTTCTTACGTTTGGCATCTGAAATCAAACGCTCCAATTCAGGTCTTTGGGTATTTGCTCCAGAGAAGCCACCGTCGATATAAGTATCGTAGATTTTCCAGTCTTTGATTTCGCAGTAGGCTTCCAGTTTAGCTTTCTGTTCATCGATTGAGTAACCTTCCTCAGCCTGAGATGAAGTCGAAACTCTGACATAGATTGCTACTTTATTTTGCATTGATTTTTACCTCATTTCTTGATAAAATGGGTATAAGAAAAAGAGCTTTTTAATGCTTTTTTTCTTACCACTAGCCTCACGCTCTCGGTCTGCAAACTTCTGAGCGTGGGGCTTTTTTGAGTTGTTTCCAAAATGGAAATAGTTGATTTTTACTATTGTTCGTTGTAAAATAGTGATGAAAGGTGGTGCGATAATATGTTTTCTTTTTTTACTCACATCAATCAACAGCGTCAAAAGATGGAGCAATCTAAAAAAGAAATGGAATTGCGCCACAATGAATTTGCTGATAGAGTCCGCATGGATATTAAAACAGGCGAGGAAGAACTCGATTTAAAAAGAGAGTGTTTTAATCAGCGCTACGGGCATCTATTTAGTCCTCGAAATAAATAGCAATAGGTGTATCGTAGCTATGGTTTATTAATTTTCTTAAACAAAACTTTTTATTTGTTATTATGATGAAGATAGTGTATAATTAATTTAAGAGTTAATGACTCTTTGGGGTTCGTAAGTGTGCGGACGGAACACTCGCTTTTGGCGGGTGTTTTTTTTGATTTTTAAGGGAATTGTTTAATACCTATTCCGTGATAATTTGGGAAACCAGATAATTTTTCTTCTAAAGTACTAAAGGCTAAATCTTGTGTTCCGTCTTTGCCGTACTTGAAAATAGGGTAGCAGTAAAGATCTGCTAATTCTAAAATCCAATGGGATTTTAAATTATTCGATTGTTTGTCCCATTTACCGTTAAAGTACACTCCTTTTATAAAAGAAAATTTTTCTTTTTTTACATACGGTGTGCCATAATCAAGTAGTTTTACAATGTGGTTTAATAATTTTTTATCTTCTTTTTTTCCTCTAGATTCTAAAACGATTACAGCGTCTTGATTTCTCGTTTCAAACGAAATACGCTCCAAGATAAAAGTTAGTGATAATTCATAAGGATCGTATGGAGTATTATATTGTCTAACCAAACTCAACTTATTTATGTGGGATGAGAATAATTTGATATTTATGTTTCTGAGGACATCCGATAAATCGTCTACAAAAAGACGGTGGGTTGCTTTATCTTGAAAATTAAACGCATTTTTTCGTCTTCTAATTTCCGTAGAATGAAAACATACTCGTCTTGTTTCGTTGTTATAGTTAGCATAAGCATTATTCCAATATTTATTTTTTAAATCCATTATCATGTCTCTAGTTTCATTGAAAATACTTGTTGACAAGAGACAAGCAGTGACATTGAAGTGAACATTGTGTGGATCATAGTTTGTTGATGAAGGGGAGATAAAGCGTTGAGCGTAGCTTAAGTCGGGAGTACCGCTCTCATCAATTGCTATTATCCATGGGATGTCAGTGCTAATATGTGTAATATTTCTTGGTCTGTTTCTCCAATTTGCCATTATTTAGTTTTCCTCTCTATTTTTACTTCTCTCTATACACACTGACAACTTCCCCAATAGTTCGGATGTCGTCTTCTTCTGTTAGGTGGATTTCTTCATAGCTATTGTTGAGGCTTTGCAAGTACCAACCGCCGTTATAGTCACGTTTCAGCTTTTTAACAAAGTTCTTACCGTTGATTTGGAAGATACCGATGTCGTTGATATCTACTTGATTTTTGACCTTGATAAAGAGCAGGTCGTTATCTTCAATCATTGGTTCCATAGAGTCGCCAGCCACTTTTGCGATGGTGTCGTAGTCTTCAGGGACATCTTCGGCACGCAGTTTCACTTCCATGTGGAGGTTGTCTTCTTGGAAAGTTCCATGACCTGCAGCAACCAAGCCTTCTACGTAGTCGGTAATATAGTCTTCATCGTTTTTGGTCTTATCAAAGATTGAGATAATCTTAGAGCTGTTTTGTTCTTCTAATTGTTCTTTGGCATAGTCAAGGACTTTTTCTTGTTTCGGTTCTTCAAGCTGGTTGTAGATGGTTAGGATTTCAAGGTGTTCGTTTTGTGTAGTAATCTTTCCAAGTTTATTGTCTGATAGCCCTAAAAGATAGTCAGAAGTGACGTTAAAAATTTCTGCTAATTTCTTTAGGTCTTTACCTTTAGGAAAATTCTCGTTTTTCTCCCATTTCGAAACAGTAGTATAGGTTTTCATACCAAGAATTTCTGAAAGTTCAGTCTGTGTCATATTACGACTTTCTCTCAATTTTCTTATTCGGTCTCCCAATTGTTCCATAGGATGTCTCCTTTTTTGATTTTGATAAGTAAATTATATCAGAATCATGATTATAAATCAAGTATATAAGAAAAAAGTTTTAAATAAAATACGAAAATAACGTTTTTTTCAAAAAAAGAGAAAATAAATCACATAAAATACTTGACACAAGATTTAAAATCATATAAAATATAATCATCATCAAGAAAGGAGTGATTCACATATGGTCTCTATCGCAGAATTAAGAGCCAGACACAATAAGATGTCACAGCGTGAACTAGCAAAAAAATTAGGCGTTACTCAAACATCTATTAGTAACTGGGAAAAAGACCAGACTAAGATTTCAGGCGAGTATCTTATTAGTCTAGCTTTATTTTTTAATGTGTCTACTGATGATATTCTTGGAATAAATAATCAAGTCACATAAAAAATTTTCAACAATATATGATTTAAAATCATATAGGAAAGGAGGATAGAATGAATGAACTAGAAAAAACAGCCCTCAATGAAGTATTGAGGACGGTTAGACTTATAAATGAAAAAGTTGCTGAGATTGGTGAACTGCAAAGTCAACAAGAGCTAGCTATTTCTTATCTTCGGGGAATAATGGACGGTTGTGAGTCTGATTGATTATCTCTTGAACTCGTTGCGTAATTGACTGATGGTCACCTATTGTTGGCTTTGCATTAAAATCATACGTGTGTACGAGAGAAGAATAAGACTGTTGATTTTCTAACAGACTTAATATCTTGTTTAGCTTTTTGGTTAATTTATCATCAAGCTCATCTAATGTAACTCTTTTATCAATACGATTTTCGGGCATTTCGAAGTTTTCAAAGCTTTTCATTTTAGCCTTCAATTCTCTTTTGGATTGCTCGATTTTTCCAACAGAAAGGTTATAGAAAACAGTTCTTTGGGATATAACATCAAAAGGGAGTCTATTACCTGCTTGTATGATAGGAACTAAGGGGAGTTCTAAAGCTTGTCGAAATCCTAATTCATAAAATGCATTTGGATTGTGTCCTGTCATATCTGCTACAACCATAGGGGCAGTCTTGAGGTGGTTAATAATAGTTTCATTTATATTATCAACTGCATCTACTTGGTCAACTCGTATTGGTTTATATCCTAATTCCTCACAGACTGGGGCTATCAGGTAAGAAAAAACCTCATCTGCTCTATCTCTAGTCTCTGTTCCAGATTCACCGATAGCAGTTACAATAAAACAAATTTTTTCAGTCATATTTCTCTCCAATCGTTTTATTTTCATTATACCAAATTTAGAAAGGAATTAGAGAGTGAATGAAATATCTTTATCAAACAATCTTAGTCAGATTGAACTAGAAATCAATCATCACAAACAAATTGCAGGTCAGTCAATTTGGGAAATTGGCAGACGACTGAAACATGTCAAAGAACGTAATCTTACCCACGGTCAATTTGGAAGTTGGGTAGAGAGTATAGGAATTGCTAGAACAGAAGCAAGTAGATTTATAAAAATAGCTGAAGAGATTCCAAATTTGGGCACGTACACAAATTTGGGGACAAAGGCTCTTTATCTCATCGCAACCCTACCAGCAGAGGAGAAACAAGCTCAAATTAACAGGATTGAGCAAGGAGATAACCCAACGGTCAGAGAATTGCAAGATTTGAAGTTAAAATTTTCTGCAGCTAAAAGAAAAATAATGGAACTGCAAAATGGACAAGAACCGACTAAGGAAATCGTGAAAGAAGTCCCTGTTATGCCAGCAGACTACCAAGAAGCTCTCCAGAATCGTCAAAAACTAGAAGAGCGTGCTAAGTCAGCAGAGGAAAGGAATGCCTTTCTTGAAGCGCAATTAAAAGACCTGTACGCTCAACGTGCAGAAGTGGATGAAAAATCAAACAAGTACGATGAATTGACAAAAGCCATCCAGCAATCCCAAGGGCAGTTGGACGACTACCAGAAAAAAATCGCTTCCTACAAGAATATCCTTAGCCTTATCCAGAAAGGGAATGATTTTCTTGCCAATATGGGCGGTCTCATTTACGCAGATGAAGAAAAAGTCCTGCATACGGATGGTGTTGCTGGTCAGGAGTTCGATAGTTTCGTTAATCGAGGCATACGATTCTTTACGGATTTACAAAAAATCAGAAATAAAGACAATCAAATCTTGGAAGGAGAAATTTTATGACGCATGAAGTAGTTAAAAGTCAACCAAGCGAACTGACTCAAGAAGATATCTTGATTCAGGTTCTACAAACTCAAAAAGAATTAAAGCAAAATCAGGAAGTTTTAGCAGGGGATGTTGATTATCTAAAAAATGAGCAACCTGTCAACCCATCAATTTGTTTAGAGCTTGAAAATTTAAGAAAAGTGAAAGTCATCAAGGCTCTTGGCGGTAAGGATAGCCAAGCTTATAAAGATCGTTCTTTTGCTGGCAAGGTATTTCGTCAGGCTGCTAAAGACTTTAAAGAGTTCTTTAGGATTCCACGGTATGACCTACTGAAGAAAAAAGACGAAGAGAAGGCTTTTACTTATTGGGAATCATGGGAGCCATCACATAATACCAAGATGGAAATCAAGACCATGAATGGGTAAATGATAAGCAACTTAGAAGGGAGTAACCATGAACGAACTAGACGAAATTAAATTACTAAATCCAGTCACATTGCTTCAGAAATCGATTTTTAGACAAACTGAATACTTGTCAGACCAGTTAACAAAAAAGCTTCATCATTTAGAGGACTATAACAGTCCAATAGATGACGAAGCGCTGAAATTGGCGGCAGTGACAGCGGATTTCTATAAGTTACTAATCCAATCTCCGAGTATTGGAGCAGCCGTCAAGGAGATTGTGAGCGAGGGACATAAGTGTTAGCGCAGTGATAGCATCGTTTAAATCGTTAGGATTATAAAGTTTTAGACTATGAGCATTGGTATTTCGGTATAACTGTGCTATAGATAAAAGTAGGTGCTTTAAACCTTGATAAGCGCTTAGTTCTTCATCAGATTGTAATTTATTGCCATTTATGACAATAACGGGATTGTTCTTTTTGAAGCATTCTTCGATAAGTTTTCCAGAGTCTAATGTAGAGCCTGTCATTTCTCTTATGCGATGAAATATACCTTTACTTGCTTCTAAAATCGCATGAAAGTAATTTTCTTCAAGAAGCTCTTCCGTACAGTATTTCGATACAAGCGGATGTACATCAATATTTTTTAGTTTTTCTTCAAGAGATTGTAAACGGACTTGAGCATCCTTGAATGTTTTTACTTTCTCTGTCTTTTGAACTTTTCCAGAGTCATTGAGCTCAAAACCTTTAAAAATTAGAATTTTATTGATATTTTTCTTGAGCATTTCCCAACTTTTTGGATTATCAATATATTTACTCGGAACACAAACATATTCAATTGAATCAAAAACTGGACGTAAACTTCTTTGATAAGCACAGGCATTAATTAAGATTGCGCTTAACCTACGCCATTTAGTGTATGTTACATCTCCTATAGGTAAACCAAAAGTAGTTAACATGGTGGTGATTTGACTACCTGTTATTTCATTACATAGAACCTGACAAATCAATTCAATATCTTGACTTTTTAACGATGACATAATTACTCTCCAATCGTTTTTATTTTGATTATACCACATTTAAAAATGAGTAAGATGAATGTGCAAGCAAGGTTACAGAAAGGAACTTAAATATGAGGTATGCAGTATATTGTTAGGAATATCCATGAAAACTATACGCAGATGAACAATCATTCTGCTAAAAATAACGAGCTTAGCCTACAAGCTAAAGGTTTATTATGGGTGTTGATGTCAAACAAAGAAACTTGGAAACCCTACATAGATGAAATTTCTAAACGTTCTAAAAATGGTCGTGACGCTCATAGGACAGCTTATGATGAACTCAAAGACGCAGGTTATATCCGTATCTACAATAAAAGTTTTGGACGTGGCAAAGGTATCCACCGAGAACCGCTAATTATGGATATACCTATTACTGACACCTATTTTGAATACTGGAAGGGGTTAGTTGATAAAGAGTTATCCACGGTTTCCACAGAAAATGAAGAAGTTTGATTTTACAACTTACTGACTTTTCGTAGGTTGAAAAGTTCAAAAGTTGAAGAAATCGTAGGTTGAAAAGTTCAAAAGTTGAAGAAATCGTAGGTTGAAAAGTTCAAAAGTTGAAGAATCCGACACTAATAATAACTAATAAATAATAATAACTAACTTAATAATAATCTAAGCCTTACGGCACTAACTTAGTAATAATTACTAACTTTACAACAAACTACTACTTATCTAAATAAAAGAGAGGGTAGAAAAATAAATACAAAGGAGAGACGAAATGAGACCAAGACGATATCCGTATAGTTTCAAACCAAATCTGATGAACATTTTAGATAGTCGCTTCTATACACGGCTAATTGTTGAAACAGAGGATGGAGCGAAAAAAATAGCAGAAGTCACACTAGATGATGTAACCGCTGCTACAGGATATGTTGTAAGGCTAAGACCAAATTATGACTAGCCTTTAGGAGGGAGGAATGAAATGATTCACCATTATATTACAAAGTATAAAGAAAATGGGCGATGCTATGCAGAAGCATGGTTTCAAATTGATATTTTCGGAAAAAGTTTTTGCTTATCAAAAAAACGCATCTGTTTAGATGCGTAGAGTGATTAGATTATTGTTTAATCCAACCATTACCTGGTTTTTGAGTTGGTGGTAATCTGTCGCCTTTATCGATATGAACGACACGACCACCAGGCACATTACCGCCACGAGGACCTTTTTCGACATAAGTTCCTGCAGGCTGATTGTCTGTTCCAGGTTTTATTGGAGTATTTGCCATACTATCTTCTCCTTTCCGTTGGAATTTTGACTAAAACGTGAGAGGTCTTAGTCAAGATATATTATAACTCAAACATTTTTGTTTGTCAACATATTGTATAAGAAGGGATGTAACGTGCTTGGAAAACACAACATATGGTATTTAAAATGTGGGACAAAATTGAACAACAATTAAAATCAAAAGACTGGTCAATGTATCGTCTGGCTAAAGAATCGGGTGTCCATCCATCCAATTTTTCAAACCTCAAGGCTGGAAGATTGAAAGAAATGTCATGGACGAACATGTGCAAAATCGCTGATGCACTGGAAATCAGCTTGGATGAATTAAGATAAAACAAAAAAGCACCTGACGGCAATCAGGCGCATACTAAAATATTCAACATGATTATAACACGAAAGGGACAGAAATGGAAGTGACAGTGTATGCTTACGGTCGTAAGCTAGAACCAGACGAAGAAATTATTATTCCAGCAAATCATCGTTTCTATGATATCTGGAACGGGATTGCAAATGAAATTCTCGATAAAGAGGAGGGCGTAGCTTAATGAAATTACTTACTAGGTTAAAAATCAGACTTGAATGGGTTGTTAAATCAGTCAACCTTGACTGGAGAGAGGTAGCGGTCGAACTCATGACAGAACTATTTGAGGAGCGCAAGCGTCGCTTTGCTTTCGAGCAAGAAAACTATGACTTGAAGCAGGAGCTTGCTGCCTACAAGTACAAAGAACAAATCGAAAAAGGAGAACAATATGCTTAAAGCAATTCGTACAATCAAAAAAATCAAACAACTTCAGAAAGAAATGCACGATTTCAGCCTTGCGTTTCTAGCTCTACAAGATATGGGCTTGATGCCAGAGACTGAAAGAAGCAAGGCGAAGGCTCAAACAATGCACGATGTAAGCCACATGATCAAGGATATTCTAGAAGGTAAGTAAGTAGATGAAGCGATGGAACGATTAGAAATCACAGTTGAAGCCAAAGAAATTGAAAAAGTGGAGCAGGAAGATGACCAGAATTGAACTTGAAAACCGTGTGTGGCTTTTGGCCAATCATGAAGAAAAAAACGAATTGCTGGATCTTGGGCTAACATCCAAGGCCAGATATGTGAAGCGAGTGCTTGAACTTGGAAAGGTGTATGCTCATGTTTGATTATGACAGAGATATAATGCAGCCTCCTGAGCCACGAGAAGAACTTGACCCTAGAGAGTATGTGGATATCGGATGCGGTCGGCGTCGATATGTGGGTGATGAAGTATGATTGAAGAATTACACGCAGAAATCGACAATTGGCGGTCTGACTATATCCATCTTGGCCGAGAACTTGGGAAAATCATCAACGAACAACAAGACATAATTTTGAAATTGCAAAACAAAAACAGACGCTTGAAGCGTGAAAATTGGAATCTGAAGAAAACGAAAGGTAGAAGAAAATGACGATTGAATTGACACAGAAGCAAGTTACATCAAATGTTGCAACACGAATCGAAGCAATGAAGGGCGAAGGACTCCTGATCGCACCGAATTATAGCGTTAGCAATGCGCTGAGTTCAGCATATTATGCTCTAAAAAACTCCAACAGTGGAAATTTGCTCCAACAATGCACTCAAGACAGCGTTTATAACGCATTATTAGAAATGGTAACCCAAGGACTAAGCCCGGCTAAAAAGCAATGTTACTTTATCAAATATGGCTCTGACGTCCAATTGAGAATGTCTTATTTTGGGACCATTAAAGTTACTAAAGATTTGCAAGAGGTGAAAGACGTTACTGCTAATGTTGTCTACGAAGGGGATACGCTAGAGGTATCAGTTGAAAACGGGCGTAAGAAGTTAGTCAAACATGAGACAGATTGGCAGAACGCAGATAATCCAATAATTGCTGCTTATTGCATCATCACTCGAACTGATGGAGAAGAGTTCTTTGAAGTCATGACTAAAAAACAAATTGACAAGTCATGGTCTAAGGCGAAAACGAAAAATGTCCAAATCGACTTCCCTGACCAGATGGCCATGCGTACGGTTATCAACCGAGCTGCCAAAATGTTTATCAACACAAGCAATGACAGCGACTTGTTCGCTGGAGCAATCAATAACACAATTGCTGACGAGTACGACAATGATCGTCAAATGAAAGAAGCTGAACCAGTGAGAGAAGAGGCTGAAACATTAGATAGTATCCTTGGAGCTTCTGAAGAAGTGACTGAAGAACCAAAAAAAGAGGTTATCAACCAGGAGTTGACAACCACAGATACAAAATACCCAGCAGATGAGATCCCAAATTTTGATCAAGAAACGGGCGAAGTAATCGACCAAGAGCCAGAAACCGGCCAAATGGACATGCTAGAAGGGGAGGATTTCTAGAATGACTGAAGAATTGAAAGATGTAACAGATAGCCTAGAACTCGTTCCAGTGACGGATTTAGAAGTCGGATTTGTCCTGAAAGCGGCTGAAATCGAAATCCAAGGAAAAGAGGTTTTGGAACAAGCTTTAGCAGCATATCAAAAGAAATACGCTGGCTATATCGTGACAGAAGAGACTTTGTCAGACGATACCAAGGTTAAAGATGAATTGGGACGAGTGCAACGCCAAATTGAGCAAGAACTCAAAAACCAACTAAAAGACTACTCTAGTCCGCTGGACGAAGTGAAAGCATGGGTTAATACTGTCCTAGACCCTATCAAAACTTTGCAGACGAACATCAAAGATCAGATTAAAGAATTTGAAGAGAGAGCGACAGAAGCTCGCAAGGAAACAGTCAGAGAAGCTTTTGAATCTGCAATCGCAGATAGCGGAGTTGATCTCGATATCAAGCTGTTTGCTATTTACTTTGACGATTTTAGCAAGAAAAAGTGTTTCATGGCTGACAATGTGCGAATCAATCAAGCGACCTCTAAAATGATCGCTGATTTGGTCGCAGAAGAAGCAGAAAAGAAACAACAACGTGAAGCTGGACTTATCCAGATAACAGAAGCAGCTGCCAAGGCCGGCTTTGGCCCAGTTGTCTATATCCGACTTTATGAAGGAGGCGCCAAGCTGGAGGATATCCTGCAGGCCATTTTAGACGATAAAGACCTAGCTGATAAAACCAAGGCGAAGGAAGAGCTTAAAAAGCGTATCGAGGAAATGACAGCCATTGCAGAAGATAATGATCTAGCTCCTCAAAAATACGCTGACATGCTCAAGGAAGGCAAGTCCGTTTTGGATGTTATCAATATCCTACACGCAGACGCAGCTGAAATGAGACAAGCTCAAGTGGAAGCAGAACGAAATACCCAGAATCAATCCTACACCCAAAATCAGCCAGAATTTGAGCCTGAAACGAGTTCAGAGGGCAATAGCGCCCGCGAACAAGGAATAGGCCAAAAATCGCAAAATATGGCTTCTGATGATGTGGCTAAAAAATATGGTTATCGATACCAAAATATGGAAATTATTTTCCCTGAAAAAAATATGCGTCAA